CGCGCTCCGCTCGCGCTCCGTCGTGCCCGTGCGCTGCGGCTGCGTCGCGCCGCGCACCTGCTCGGGCCGCGCGAGTCGCGCGCTCGCACCGAGGCGCGTGCTGTCGCCGAAGACGGCCATCAGCCGGAGTCACCGGGCGACGCGAAGAAGCTCCGTCCGACCTCGCCCATGATGGCCTCGGCCTCGGCGGCTGGGAGCCTGAACGCGGCCATGAGCAGCGCCACACCCGACGCGCGCGGGAGCTGCCCCGTCGCGACGGCGGTGACCGTCTCCAGCAGCGACGACACCTGCGCGCCGTTCAGCGCCGTCGATGCGACGTCCACCTGCGGCGCGGCGTCGACCGCGGCGGGCTCTTCGCGCAGGGCGCCGAGCGTCGCGGAGACCGCGGCGTTGGTGTCGGCGCTGTCGCTGTCGATCGCCTCCAGTTCGTCGGCAAGCATGGCCGCACCCGTGAGCGGCGCGAGTAGCTCCACCGCGCGACGGCGCGAGAGCACGCGGCCCTCGACGCCCTTCGTGGCCGCGTCCACCGCCGCGCTGATCTCGCTCCAGCTCGGCTCGAAGTACTCGCCCCAGGTCAACGTGATCGGCGGCGCGTTCCAGGACGGTGCGCCGCTCGCGTCGACAGCCCAGCACCGCGCGAGCGCCGGGCGCGCCGCGTCCCACGAGGTGAGCCGCACGCCGTCGCGCGCCGCGTCGGCACCAGCACACAGCCGCAGGAACTGGCCCACGATCTCCGTGAGCGCGTCGCCGTACTCCACGCGCAGGTTGTCGGCCGTGTCGAGCTGCGGCCCGTAGAGCAGCGCGAGGGCGCGCGCCGACACGTCGCCCGAGCCCATGGAGGCGGGGTCGACCATGACCACGCCGAGCGCGTCCGTCGTCACGCGCATGAGGCGATCGAGCGCCTGCGTGATGATGCCCGCGCCCGCGCCCGTCGACTCCAGCATCTTGGCGTCGGAGCCCACGGCGAGATCCCAGATCTTGCCGGGAGCCTTCTGGACCACCGTCTTCGGCGCGCTCGTGAGCCACCCGGGCATGGCGCTGTTGAGCCACGAGAACCCACCGTTGGCCTCGCGTCCCGGCGCGCCCATGGGCATGGCGGGCTTGTCGACGTCGACGCCCGTCCGAACCAGCTGCGGGTCGCCGTTGTAGAGCGCGTTGCGGTAGAGCTGCGACAGCTCGAGGTCGATGGCGTCGAGCTCGTCTTCGAGGCCCTCGGCCAGCGCGTGGCCGTCGATGCTCGAACCCTCTTCGACGGCCTCGCACATGGAGCGCGTCCACACCACCGGGACGAACGGCACGGCGACCTCGCTCGCGACCGGGACGGTGCTCCACTCGAAGTCGGCGTCAGCGAGACGGCGCGCCGAGACCGTCTGGTACGCGCGGTCGTAGCCCCCGCCGATCTCGCGACGGTAGACGCACAGGTCGCCGTTCTTGTCGGGGTGCTTGTACTGCACCACGAGGCGCGTGATGCAGCCGCTCGCGTCACGCGTCGGCGTGCACCACTTGGCCGGGAGGATCTGCACGCACGGCTTGCCGTACGCGAGCGACTGCACCGCCACCGCGCTGCCCGTCTTGAGCCCCTCGATGAGGTACGCGCGGAAGCGCACCGGCAGGCGCGCGGCGGCGACGATCTCGGACGCGAGCGCCTGGAGCGCGGCGTGCGCCGTCTCGTCGAGCGCGACGCGGTAGCCCGACGCGGCGATCTGCACCGACGGGAAGCTCCGCTCACCCGCGACCATGTGCGCGAGGCGCATGCCCGCGCTCCGTGCGAGCGACGCCTGCACGGCGGGCGCGCGGTCACGGAGCGGCACCGAGGTGTCCCAGAAACTCGGGCGCGGATCGAGCCGGTGACGCTGCCCGTTCCAGAGGGCTTCGAGTCGCGACAGGGACCAGTAACGCTCGTCCTCGCCATGCGTGGCGACTTCGCGGAGCGTGGTGGCGGCGGCAACGGCTGAAGCGTTCTCAAACATCAAAGACCTCTGCGAGCACGATTGAGCGCGCGCGATGCTGTTCGTTTTGCGATCGTCTCGGGGGACAGGTGCTTGCCTTTAATCGCCGCGGAGATCTTTGCCCGCGTCGCGTCAGTGCGAGGAGCCGTGTTCTTCCCAATGTGCGACGCGCTCAGAGCAGCAATGTGCGAGGCTGAAAGTTTCTTGCCCGTGAGAGATGCAGAGATGCGTCCAGAAATCCGTGCCGCTACCTCGGGGTCGCTTCTGGTCTCGCGTCTTTTCGCAATGGCTTCGGGCGACTTCGGTTTGCCTTTCAGCGCAGCCGATAGTTTTGCTCGATGCTCCGAAGATAGTGCGCGGCCGAGAGTTGGCGCGCTCGCATCACGAGCATGATTGAAACAGCCGGTGCCATAGAGAGCGCGGATCAGTAGTGTCTCTAGCCCCAATCGAAGCGTTGGATCATTTTCTGTCTCCAGCGTCTCGAACACCAAGTCGTCCGCGCCATGGCGGTTGTAGTGCCGCTGCATGTGGACGCTGTGATGCCGGTTAAACCGAAGATCTAGTTCGTGAACCGTTAGCCTTCGGCCGATGTTCTTCGATGACCCGACGTAGATCTTTCCTGTTGACTTAGACGTGATCGCGTACACGCCAGCCACGCCGCGCATCGAGTTGACGGCCGTGCTGACAGAGTCTTTCGTCATCAACAGCATGGGCTTGACGGGCAGCGTCGCACGGGCGCCGCAGCGCCGCAACAGCGTCAGAAATCGTGGTCGCTCTCACGCAGTGGCGCCCGCTCGCGCTGCGGTTCTACGACGAGATCCGTCAGCGCCCACACCAGCGCGTCGAGCCTATCGGGCGACCCGCGCGACGACGACGGCTCCCACGACGTGAGCTGGTCTTCGAGCCGCGAGAGCACACCGACGTGCGACACGCGCCCCTGCTCGTAGAGCGCGGCGACGGGCTCGGCGCGCACAGCCTTGCCACGGCTCGCGTGCACCGTGCGGACGGGTGCGGCGGCGTCGACCATGCGGAGGACCGACGCGACCATGTCGCCGCCGTTGTTGACCTCCGCGACGATCCTGTCCGCGCGGTGCGTGCGGTACGCGGCGACCGCGACGTGCGCCCACTCCGTCGGCGCGTAGCGTCCGCTGACGTCGGCGAGCACGTACACGCGGCCGTCCCACCCGAGGCCCGCGACGACGATCCCTGTCTCGTCGCTGCCCTCGTGCGACGTGACGGCCGGGTCGATCGCCACCACCACGCGCTGGAGTGCGGGCGCGACGGTGACGCGGCCCGCCTCGATCATGGCCCACGTCCACAGCGCGCCGGGCGCGTCGTCCAGGATCTCGCCATCTAGCTCCTGCCGGCCGAGGCGCGTGGCGCCGTAGCGCGCGGTGAGCGCTGCCACCACGCCGGGCGCGAGGTTGCGGGCGTTGTCCGCGGTGCGCCCTCGCGTGATACGCGTCGTCGGCGACGAGGCCAGCGCGCGCACGATCGGCGTCGGGCGCGGTGTCGTCGTCACCACCACGCGCGGATCGGAGCCGAGGCGTAGCCCCATCTGGAGCTGGTCCCACGCGTCGGGGTATCTCCACGCCGCGAGCTCGTCGCACCACGCCGCGTCGTGCTGCGGGCCGCGGAGCTGGTCGGGCTCCTCGGCGCTGTACGTCGTCGCGATAGCGCCCGACGGCCACGTCAAGCGACGCTTCGACGGCTCCCACACCGGGCGCTCGTGCGCGGGGCAGCACGCGAGGATCCCTGACTCGCCCTCGATCAGAACGTCACGCACGTCAGCGGCGGTGCGCGCCACCAGGGCGACGCGGCGCGCGGCACCCGAGGCGACGACGGCGCGCACCCACTCGGCGCCCGTGCGCGAGTTGTGCGTCGGGATCATCGACTGGCCTGCGAGGAACAGGTGCGACGGAGCATCGACAGTGATGCAGCGCACCGGCACTGACGGGACCGGTGTCACAGACGCAATGAACCGTTGCGCCGTCCTGCCCATCTGCGCGCGATCATTGCGAACGCGCTCCGCCTTGCGCTGGAATCGGAACACCTGACGCCGCGGAGTCCAAGAGATCCGCCAGCGCCGTCCTACTTCGCGGCCGTCAATCTTCGCCGCGCTCTCGCTGATGGTTGCCTTGAACCCGAGCGATACGACGATCTCGAAGGCATCGAACGCGAGTGGCTTGTGCGTCAGAGTCAACTCAGCATTGCCGTTACGCTCGATGTGTCCGTCGGTATCCATGAGCCCTTGCAGAAGAGCCATGCGCTGCTCGGCGGACGCGCGCTTGTAGGCCATTGGGATGTGCTTGTTCGAGAGCACGCCAAGCGCCCGAAGCGCGCTGTGGATGCTGCCGTTGCCAGACATTCTCCCGCGCTCATCGCGTGCGTAGGGGCGCGTTCCAATCGTCCATCGACAGGCTGCTGACTTGGGATCTTTCTTGGCGACGCCGCAGTGCGTCCCGTCCGCCATCAGCAGTGCCCTAAGCTCATCCGCGTCGCTCATGCCCTGGGTGATCGTGGCGGACTTTGAATCGCCGTCTCCGAGCCAGACGCCGAACGTGTACGGCTCGACCGGGAGCGCAGCCGCGGAGAGCGCCAATGGTGCTGTGACGGTCACCGCGTGGTTGCGCTCCTTGCCGCAAAAGAGCGTTGCGGCAATCTCACGCGTCGTACGCACCATCGGCCTTGCCGCACCGCCACGAGCTTTCGCGCGTCGCGCGGCCCTGTCTGATGTCAGCCACCGATGATCCGCGTCCGCGATGATCGTCGAGCCGTCGTCGAAGCGAACGGCGAAGCACTCGCGCTCGTGCTGAACCTCCGTCGCAAACGTTACGCGCGTAGGTGTCCCGTTCTCGTCGAACACCTCATCGCCGACGCGGAGTGCTCCCATCGTCGACCATCCCGTCGGCGTAGGAATCGGCGTGTCGAGCGCGAGCGCTTTCCCCCACCCCCTACCGGCGAGGATCAGCCATGTGCGCCACTCACCGGGCGGCGCGAGTTGATCCGGCCGCGCCCAGAACGGCCACGCCGTGAGCAGCGCCGTCGCCGCTGCTGGCGTCAGCGACGACAGCACCGACTCCCGCTCCTGCGGCGTCAGACAGGCGAGCGATTCGGCGGCGGATCTCGTCGACAACAGCAACCTCCGTGACCTCGTGCCGCTCGACGTGATCGCCCTTCGCTCGGTGCTCTGCGATCTCGGCCTCCCACTTCGCGCGTCGCGCGTCGGCCTTGCGCCGACGATCCGTGACGCGGTGGTCGATCGCCCACGCGGAGGCACGCCAGTCGCTCTCGCCCGCGGCGGTGACCGTTGCCATCAGCGCGGCGGTGGCCTTCGCGTACTCCGCGTGCGCGTCGGTGACGAGCGCCTCAATCTCGGGCGACGGCGGCTCACCAGCACGGCACGCGGCGACCCACCGATACCAGACACCGCGGCCGAGTCCGACGGTGCCCACGGCCGTGTCGAACGTGGAGCCGCCGCGGAGGGCGTCGAGCATGCCGCGGAAGCGCGGATGGTAGTCGACGCGGGCGACCATCAGGACTCCGCGCGCGGCGACTTCCGATCGCTCACCGTGCGTCCTCCGGCCACCGCACGCCCCAGCGTCGACGCTCGTGCCGCGTCACGGCGGCGAGCTCGGGCATCGACGTGACGGCGATCACCACGCCGCCGACGGCGATCGTGTACGCCGCGTCTGTGTCGGTGTGCCCGCGACGCTGGAACGCGTCGTGCGCGGCGTCTCGGATCTCGCCCCACGCCGCGAGCTGCTCGTAGTCGCGGTCTTGGCGCGGCGTCGTGAGATGCTCTCCGTACGGCTTCCCGCGCAGCAATCCGGGTTGGTTGCGTGACGTCACGAGCACCACCCTGAGCGCACTCGATGCCCGGCGTCAAGAATCCCACCGCTGCGCGTCGACGCGGAGCCACGCCCACCCGCCCTCGTCGTGCTCCTCGGCGACGGTGCGCCGCGTCGGCGACGGGAGCGGCTCGTCGTCGGGCAGTATGTCTCCGGGCGACGATACCGTGGGACCGAAACCCCTTTCAGAAGAAGAGTATCTGAAAGGGGTTTCGGTCCCATTGGTATCTCCGCTCGGACATATCGTGGGACCGAAACCCCTATCAGAGACACCCACAGGTGGGTGCGTGTCTGTCTCTGTCGCAGGGCAGAGCACACGCACGGCGGCTGCGACGTCGTGCGGCACCTCACGCTCGCCCGACTCGTAGCGCTGCACCGTCTTGCGGGAGACGCCTAGCAGCCCCGCCAGCGCCTCCGCCGTCAGCCCGAGGGCGGTTCTGGCGGCGAGCACCTCCGCGGCCCCTACGGCGCCCTCAGCGCGCGCCGGGCGCCCGACGGGGAGGACGCGGACGTCGACGGCGCGCCCCTGCCACCCTGACGGCGCGACGGTGCCGACGTGGAGCTGTCGCCCTGGTCGCGTGCGGTGGACGGTGCGGAGTCGGCCGTGCGCTTGCCCGAGCTCGGCGCCTGCGAGCGCGTCGAGACGGCCCTCGACGTCGAGCCCGAGGTAGGCCGCTTTGACGCGCTCCACGCCGAGATTCGGGCGCGGGTCCATGAGGGTGACCGTCGCGTCGCAGTCGGCCATGTGGTCGAGCCCTTCGAGCGCCTGATAGTGCCCGAGGACGTAGCGCCCCTGCCACCCGGCGAGGATCGGCGCGAGGTGAGCGCGCGCCCGGTCGAGCGACGCGGCGGTGCCCCGGCACGCCTTCCAGGTCTTGCGCGGCGCGGGGTCGTCGGGCGCGAGGGTGTGTGCGATTGCGGCCTCGATCACCTGCGGCGCGATTAGCCCGACGGAGCGCGTGGCGCCGCCCTCCGCGAGCCACGCGATAGCCCAGCGCAGCGCGGGGAGGATCGCGGTCCAGTCGGGGAGCCCTCGCGGGAGCCACGTTGAGCGGCTGGCGCGCGCGGCGAGGATCGTCCGTGCGATCGGTGCGCCGTCGGGGACGCGGAGCGCGGTGACGGGCGGCGCCCAGCCGAGGAGTTTGGTGAGCGCGGGGACGTGCAGCGCGACGTCAGCGTCGAGGATCACCACGGGACCAGGGTGCGCGAGGGCGGCGGTGAGCTGCCCGTTGACGCCCACCACCACCGCGGCGCGGTCGTCGTCTTCGCCGTCGAGGGCGGCCGCGTAGGGCGCGGTGCGGAGCAGCCCCTCGGCGGGCGCGACGGCGGTGAGGCCGCGCCACAGGAGGTCGAGGACGCGCGAGGCGGCGCCTAGCTCTGCGGCGCGAGACGCGTTGACGCGGGCGACGGCGAGCGCGCTCCACCGGATCGGCGGCGCCTTCGATCGGGCGTCGGGCCGGATCGCGCCCGCGGCAGCGTCGAGCACGGCGGCCGCGGTGCCCTCGATCCCAGCGGATTCGAGCAGGTCCGGCGACACCTCGTGCGCGTACGCCTCGACGGCGCGGCGTAGGTACGTGAGCCCCTCGGCGACGGAGCCGGGCGCCACGAACCACCGGCGCCACGCGTCGAGGGCGGGCGCGAGCGCGACGGCGTAGGCCGTGACGAACTGGTCGAGGTAGCGCACCGCGCCGTCGACCTGATCGAGGGTGACGCGCTCGGTGAAGAGGGGGTCTCCGGGCTCGTCGACTACCAGCGTGCCCGAGGTGCCAGCGTAGCCCGAGAGGGCGCTCGCGAGCCCGTGCACACCGACGACTAGGTTGGCGTCGGGCGCGCCCTCCTGCCCGGCGTAGGCGGGGCAGCGCGCGCGCTCGGGGCACGGGTCGCGGCCGCGCCCGTCGCAGAGCTCTTTGCTCACCGACTGCCCGCCCGCGGCGAGCGGCGTCGCGGAGTCGGAGTAGATGCACGTCAGCGAGCCGTCGGGCTGTGTGTGCGAGGTGGGCGAGTAGATTCGGAGCGAGCGGCCGGGGAGCTTCGCGGCGATCTGCTTGCCGAGCTTGTGCGTCGGGACGGATATCGCCATGCGCGAGCCCGGCGCGGCGCGGCCCTCGATCGGCGGGAGCGTGGCCGCGTGCGCGAGCACCGCCTGCGTCTTCCCGGTGCCGGGCGGCGCGGCGAGACAGGTGACGCCGTAGGCCTCGCGGATCGCGTGCGTGATCACCACGCCCGCGGTCGCAGCGGGCACCTCGACGCCTGGAGCGGCGTCGATCTGCGCGCGCACGGCGACGGCCTCAGCGGTAGCGGCGACGCCTGCGAGGTGCAGCGCGAGGCGCTCAGCGACGCCCACGAGGGGGACGCCTTCGCCCGCGTCGGCGGTGAGCTGGTCGATCACGCGCGCCTCGGCGGCGGTGCGACGGGTGGCGTAGTCGAGCGCGTCGGCGACGCCCGGGAAGTCGGAGCGCAGCGTCGCGTACCCGCTCACGGTCTGCCCGGTGGCGTACCGCGTGACGGTCGTCGTCGCGAGCGCGGTGCGGTCGTCGAGCAGGTAGCTCCACGCCGGGTCGACGAGGTGAGCGCGGGCGACGACAGCGGGGACGTACTCCAGCGGGCAGCCGCGCGAGCACAGCGCCCCGGCGAGCGCGAGGTAGCAGCGGCGCCAGTCGCGGATCACGGTGTCACGAATCGCGGCGCCGACGGCGTCGGCCACGGGGTGCCACTCGGGCGGTGAGTCGGCCGCGACGGCCGGGAGCGCACCGACGGCGTCAGCGCGGACGATCACGCGAGGGAGCACACCGCCGCGGGCGACGCGTGCCGGGAGCGCGCGCGGCGGCGGCGCCTCGATCGCGCGGAGTCGCGAGAGGTCGACGACGTCGGGGTCGCGTCGCTCGCCCTTGTAGACGCACCGGGCGACGCGCATCAGGTGTCCCCAGTCCTTGCACTCCAGCGCCGACGCCCACGCGCCCTCGGCCACGAGCTGGTGGAGCCACGCGAGGAGACGCGGCTCGGCCTCGTCCACCGGGAGCCACGTCGCGAGCGGCTGGAGCAGGCGATACCCTTTCGGACTGAGGTAGAGGCCGCACGTCGCGAGGGACGGCGCGGAGGCCCACAGCGCGTCGAAGACAGCGCGCGTCTCGGCCGTCCAGGGCAGGTGCCCGGGCGTGTCGATGTCGGCGATAAAGCATGTCTGGAGCGCGTCGAGGCCCTGCGAGCGGAGCCACGGCAGCGACTCTTTGGACACGCGCGGTGTAGCAGATTCCGGCACACCCTGACGGCACACGACGTAGCCCGAGACGAGCGCTCCGGTGCGCCACGTGCGGCCGCCCGCAGCCTCGGCGATCGTCGTGTGCGTCTCGGCCCTGACGTCGTGTCGGTTGCCCTCGGAGCCGCGCGGCTCGCGCCAGTCGGAGGTGTGCGTCGTACAGCCCTTGCGGGCGCACCCGGCGGACGGGACGCCGGGCGAGTGGAGCGTCATGACGCGCTGGTCCGAGATCCACATGAGGGGCGTGTCGAGGTCAGCGGGCCGCATGGACTCTCCTGCTAGCGATAGCGGCGCGCACCGTCTCGGCGGCGTCGGTGGCGTTCTCTTCGAGAGTGCGCGAGGCGTCGAGGCGCAGCGTCAGGGCGACGCAGCCGAGCGCGGACATGCGCTCGCGCCAGCGCACCTGCTCGGGTGTCTCGCGGGTGCGCGCGCCCTTGATCTCCAGCTCTACGCGCCAGCCCTCGGGCGCGACGACTCCGGTGAGGTCCGCGGCGCCGACGGGCGCGCACTCCACCCAGGTCCCGCGGTCCGTGCGTACTTTCCCGGCGGGCTGTCGCCAGAGCGTGACGCCCAGGCGCGCGGCGGTGATTGCGACGCGGAGCGCGTTGCTGAAGTCCTGCTCTGATAGGCTCATGAGGTCACCGAGGGGCGGGGATAGTAGCGCTTCTCAACGTCGCTGAATGCGGGCCACGCGCCGAACTTTTCGCGATAGCGGTGGCGCGCGGCGCCCACCTTCCAGCCGCGCGAAGCGGCCGTCGCCACGGTGCCCTCGTACCACGCGCGGCGCACCGCCACGGGCAGCGTCGAGGGTGGCACCACCTGCACAAGCGCGCCGTCGACGGTCTCAATCTCCTCGCGCGGCGGCGACTCGAAAACGTGCCCACACTCCGGGCACACCAGCGTCCCGGTGGGGAGCGCGGCGTAGCAGCTCGGGCAGGTCTTCACCGGGGCCGCGCCCGCCCTCTTCTTCTTGCTCTCCAGGCTCCACTCCTGGTCGTCCTGTGGGAATCCGTGCGCGAGCACACAGCCCGCGTGGTCGAGGAGCAGCGCGGGCGTATCACCATCGGGCCGCAGCCCTCGCCCGGCCATCTGGAGGTAGAGGCCTTTCGACTTCGTCGGCCGCGCGAGCACCACGCACTTGCAGCGCGGGAGATCCCAGCCCTCCGTGAGAACGCCGAAGTTGGCGACGACGGTCGTCTCTCCGCACGCGAGTCGCGCGAGGATCGCGGCGCGCTCGTCGTCGTCGGTGGTTCCGTCGAGGTGCTCGGCTCGCACACCGGCCTCGACGAACTGCGCGACGATTGCGCGGCTGTGCGCGACGCTCGCGGCGAAGACGACGGTGGTGCGCCCGGCCGCGTGCTCTTGCCAGTGCGCGACGATATCTCCCACCAGCTCGCGGCGGTTCAGCGCTTCGTCGAGGTCGGCGAGGTTGTAGTCGCCCGCGGTCGACTTCACCGCGCTGAGGTCCACCGGGTGCCGCGTGCTGTACACCGTCGGGACGATTAGGAACCCCTCGGCCGCGAGGTCACCGAATTGGGCGACTTGCACCAGCGCCCCGAAGGCGTCACCGAGGCCGCGCCCGTCGCCGCGGCAGGGCGTCGCGGTGAGCCCGACGACGACGGCGCCGGGGTAGGATTCGAGGATCCGCTCGTAGGTGCGCGCGGTGGTGTGGTGGGCCTCGTCCACGAAGATCAAGTCGGCCGGCGGGTGCTTGCGGCCGACGAGAGTCTGCACCGACGCGACTTGCACCGGGGCGTGAGGCCGGGCGCGAGGGTCGCCCGCAAGGATCGTCCCGAGGTGCTCGCGTGCGAGTCCCGACGCGAGGAGCTTGCCGTAGCACTGGTCGATGAGCTCCCTCCTGTGCGCCAGGAAGAGGGCGCGCTTCGACTTGCGGACGGCGCCCGCGATAATCGACGCGGCGACGACCGTTTTGCCACCGCCGGTAGGCAGCACCATGAGGACGCGACGGACGCCGCGGGCAATCTCGGCGCGGACGGCTGCAATCCCGCGCTCCTGGTAGGGCCGCAGTTGCAGGACGGGGGGTGTCGGTGGTAGAGAATCAGGCATCGGCTGCGCTCCTTCCGGCGCATGAAGTCGGTCACTCGTTCGAGCGGTTGCACCCGCTGCGGACGGCTATTGGTACCGCGGGGCGCGTCGGATTGCAAGCGCGTAGCAACACTCCAGAAGTTGCACGGCGTCGATCACCGTGGTATTCGCCGCGTATGACTGCATCCCTGGACGACAAGTTGATCGCTCGCATCAAGGCCGTGCTCCTGACGTGCACGCGGACGGAGCTAGCAGCGCGCTGCGGAGTCTCGCACGCGACGCTCGGGAGGGCGTTGAATGGCCTCCCAGTGGGCGCTCCGACGCGCAAACTGATTGCGCTGGAGGTGGGCAAGTGACGTATCCCGTCCACCCCGCGGCAGAGCTGTTTCCGATGATGGGCGCGGAGGCGTTGCAAGCGCTCGCCGACGACATCCGCGTCAACGGCCAGCGCGAGCCCGTGATCCTCTTCGACAAGCAAGTGCTCGACGGACGCAACCGCCTGCGAGCCTGCGAACTCGTGGGCGTGGAGCCGTGCTTCGAGACGCGCGACGATATCGACAGCCCTGCTAAGTTCGTGCTCTCGCTCAACCTGCACCGACGCCACCTCGACGAAAGCCAACGCGCCATGGTCGGCGCCCGCGCGAAGCCGCTGTTCGAGGCTGAGGCGGCGGCGCGGATGCGTGCAGGCGTAGCGAAGGTAGACCCTAGTGCAAATTTGCACGAGGGTAGCGACGCCGCACAGTCGGGCAGGTCGGCCGAGCACGCCGCGACGCAAGTCTCCGTCTCTGCTCGCAGCGTAGCGCACGCCGCGAATGTGCTCGAACGCGGCGCGCCCGCGCTCGTCGCCGCGGTCGACCGTGGGGACGTGGCGGTGTCGACGGCAGCCGAGATCGCGCGCGCCCTTCCCGTCGCGGAGCAAGCCGAGCTGGTGGCCCGTGGCGAAAAGGAGATCCTGCGGGCGTCGAAGGAAATCCGCGCACGCCGCGCCGAAGAGCGTCGCGACGAGCGCATGGAGACGCTCGCGGCGATCGCGACGGGCAACCGCGGGCTCGACGGCGTGGGCACCTACCCGGTGATTTTCGCCGACCCGCCCTGGCGGTACGACTACGCCGAGACGGACAACCGCGCGATCGAGAACCAGTACCCGACAATGCCCATCGAGGACATCTGCGCGATGCCGGTGGCGTCGATTGCCACCGACGATTGCGTGCTCTTCCTGTGGGCGACGAGTCCCAAGTTGATCGAGGCGCTCGACGTCGTGAAAGCGTGGGGGTTCACCTACAAAACCTGCATGGTGTGGGCGAAAGACAAGATCGGCATGGGGTACTACGCGCGCCAGCAACACGAGCTCCTGCTGATCGCAACGCGCGGCGCGCCGCCGACTCCGGCGCCCGCCGATCGGCCGTCGTCGGTGATCACCGCGACACGCGGCGAGCACAGCGCGAAGCCGGATGAGTTCTACGCGGTCATCGAACGCATGTATCCGGCGCTGCCGAAGGTTGAGCTCTTCTGCCGGTCTCCGCGAGACGGCTGGAGTGCATGGGGGAATCAGTCGTGACGGTCCACCGCTTCAACGAATCGCTGGCGAAGGGCGAGCACGCGTCGCTTGAGCCGTTCTGGGAGAGCGTCTATCGCAAGGCGTTCCCGACAATGGTAGGCCGCACCGTGAACCTCCGTGGGAATCCGGCGCAGGCTCTCGGCATCGATCACACTGTGCTCTTGTCGAGCGGCAAGACTCTGCTGATCGACACCAAGTGCCGGTTCACTAGCCACACGGACATTCTGCTGGAATACACCAGCAACGATCAGACGCAGGCCCTCGGCTGGATTCGCAAGGACTCGCTCCTGATTGATTATCTGGCGTATGCCTGGGTCGATCAGAAGACGTGCGTTTTCTTGCCGTGGCTCGCGCTTCGACGGGCGTGGTCTGAGAATATTGCAGAGTGGTGGGGCAAGGCTAAGCGCCGGGAGCCCGGCTACACTCGGTGCAAGGCGAAGAACCCAACCTACAACACCTTGAATCTCGCCGTCCCGCGAGCGGTGGTGCTCGACGCGGTGCGCGACGCGCTCACCGTGACGCTAGCCGCCTAGCATCACCGCCCACCCCTCCGCGTCGCGCGCTGTGATCCGGCGCGCCGCCGCCGTACCAGGACACCACCAGCGACGAGACGGACGCGAGACGCCACGCGGGCACGCGCGCCCGCAGGGTCACGCCGAGCACCCGCGCGTAGCACTCGCTCCCGTCGTCGGCGCGCAGCCGCACCACCTCGCCGGCGCTCAACACGACGTCGCCCCCGGCGGCGCCGACACGGCGACCACGGCCCACCCACGCGAGCGGCCATGCGCGGCGACGGCCTCTGCGACGGGCACGTCCAGCGGGTAGCGGTCGCCCTCGACGTAGCGGGCGCCGCCCTCGACGCGCACCCGCACGCGCCGCACGCCGCCGTCCGCGAGATGAACCCGGTAGAGCTGCGTGGGGCTCACGGCAGCACCCACGTCCACCAGCACGGCTCGCTCGCGCCGCGCGTGTACCACCCGGCGCCGAGTCGCGACGGAGCCCACCCCGCCGCCTCCCG